GAACGCCCCGCCCCCTCCCCCGCCGCAGGCCGAACAGCCGCCGGAGGAACCGGAAGAAACCGCGCCACCTGATGAACCCGTCCGGGAGCGGGACGAACACACGCCGCCCGCGGCGCATTGCATTCCCTCCACCGTCCCGCCTCCGAAAATCGAATGGGACAAAGCGCCGGGGGCGGAACACCCCGCAGACGGCCCGCAGAACGCGCAGGACGGGCAGAAGCCGCAGGCGGGGAAGATGGACCCGGAGGGGGCCGAAAAGCCCACAGAGGACCCGCAGGGGCAAACGGGGGCGGAAAGACAGCCGCAGAAAGAAACACGGTGCGTCGGGAAAGGGATTTGCCCGTGTTGTGGCGAGAAGTTCGACGCGGGGCAGGTCACGCGATATAACACATTCGGGACGCAGGCCGTCGGTCCCGTGCATTGTCCGCATTGCGGGAAGATGCTGAAAATCTTGTGTTCGGTGGAATATATCTGTTCCCCGGCGGAAGAGTGAGGGCGTGCAGATGGACAAAATCGAATTGGCCGGATTTACTGCGGAACAGGCCGAAAGCATAAGAGAAGCCGCGAGAAAATACGCTGAAAGAACAACGTTTACCGCGGAAGAGGCAACTGAAAAGATTTTGGGCGCACTAAACTTCATTTCGGGCGAGATTCGGGAAGCGTTCGACAAGCTGACAGCGGTATTTCGTGAACTGGCGGAAGAGTTGGAGCCGATAGACATTGAACCGCGCGTCCGTCGGAGGAAGCGGAATAGGGCGCGGGCGAAGATAATCGAACAGCAATACCGGGCGGAAATCCGGCGGGCGGAAAATACACGAATTTATCGGCGGATATATAAGCCGCCCTAAAGCAGAGCGGAGGAAGCGGACGTGAACGGGGAAAAAGTTATTGTGATTCTGCATTATTACAGGGACGCAGACAAAGCAATCAAAATGAACGAGCGGGTTATTAAGAACCTCGAAGATCAGTATTATTCGACGTTGGGGGCGGTCAATTCCGACGGTATGCCGCACGGGAAAGGCACGACTTCAAATCCCGTTGAACGTGTGGTGCTGAATATCCCCCGTTCTGTCACACAGACCATTGACCGATTGCGGCGCGAGATAGAGGAAATCGGGAAAATAAAAGCAGAGATCGCGGAAGAATTGAAATGCCTGAATTACACCGAAAAAGCGTTGATTCAGGGGTTTTACATAGAGGGCGAACAATGGGAACGGCTTTCGGCACGAGTAAATTACAGCCCGCGGCAATGCCGGAATATCCGCGCCGCCGCGCTGGACTGTCTGGCAAGGAATTTCAGCGCAAACAAAATCATTTCGCGCTATCGCTTCCCGGAAAAATAAGATTGCCACCCATTGCCCGTTTTCCGTGGTAAAATTGGTATTGTGGAAAATGAACACAACGATTCGGGCGGCGTATTCCTCCGCGCCGTTCGAGTGCAGAAAACGGACCATGTTTTGAACATGGCCCGTTTTTTACGCGCTTCCGCGGAAGTATGCGGGGCGAAAAATAGGAAACAAACGAAAGGGGGTGCGTAGACAATGGCAAAAGCGAGAAGCCCGGAGCGGGACAAAGTGCGCCGGGCATGGCTTGAATCCGGCGGAACCATGACGGCGAAACAGCTTGCGGAACAATTCGGCGTAAGGGCTGAACAGGTCCGAAAATGGAAAAGCCTTGATAATTGGCAAGCAGACCTTGACGCACAGAAACCGAAGCGGAAACGCGGCGGACAGCCGGGCAATAAAAATGCCGTGGGAGCGGGCGCGCCCGTAGGGAATAAAAATGCCGAAACGCACGGGGCATATTCCACGGTCCGCCTATGTGATCTACCGCAGGAACAGCGGGAGTATATCGAGGGAATCACGCTGGACACGGAAACAAATATGCTTGCAGAACTGCAAACACTGATTGCAAAGGAAGCCGACCTGCAAAACAAGATTGCCGCGCTGGAACATGGCGACCCAGCCGCGCTTTATATTGACCGCGTTGTTGAAATGCGCGCCCCAAAAGGGACAAAACGATTAGAACAACAGCGAGAGAAGTTGGAAGCCCTGCAACGGGAAGAAGATTCCATGATTTGGGATATGGACGGGAGCGACGGAAAGAAACCAACCAGACAGCAGGAAAAGAAGCTGGAAGCCCTGCAACGGGAGATTGCCGCATTGCAGGACACCACGGGCGACAAGGAACGCGCCCTTGAACGCGAGGGCTACACGGTGACAATGCAGACTGTCATAAAGGCAAGCGCATTCGACCGGGCTATGAAGTTAGAAGCCGAACTGAACAGAATACACGGGCGCATTATCAAACTGCTTGATTCCATCAAGGGATATGAGATGGAGAGCCGCCGCCTGCGGCTTGAAGAGCGGAAATATAATCTTGCAAAGCAGAAACTTTCAGGAGCATACGACATCGACCCTGAAACGGGAGAGATCAACGACGAAGCGGAAGAGCCGGACGAATTGGAAATATGAAATAGGTTCTTTCGGCGGGCCGCGCGGCCTGCGGGTCCAGCGAGCCCCGGCGTTTTTTTAGATACGAAATTTTTTTGAACGCTTCCGGGGCCGGGAAAATTTTTAAGGGGGTATGCCAAAAAAGCGCGGGAGGGGTGGAAAAACGGTGAAACTTTACGACGCGAAAGCGGTTGCCCGATTCCTCGACGTGTCGGAACGACGGGTGCGGCAGTTGCGCGACGAAAAGGTGATCGCAGAAGTTCGACCCGGTTTGTACGACCTGATCGACACGAACCACCGCTATATAAATTATCTCCGAAAGAGGAACCCGGAGAGCGAAGAGACGATAGATTACAACACCGAGCGGGCGAAGCTGGTTCGGGCAAAGCGAAAGAATGAAGAATACGAATTGCAGTTGAAAGAAAACACGCTTCACGCCGCGGCGGACATCGAGGCCGTTATGACGGATATGCTGGTAAACTTCAAATCCCGCCTGATGGCGATTCCGTCAAAGCTGGCCCCGGTCCTTTGCAAGAAAACGGACAAGGCAGAGATATTCGCCCTGCTGAAAGATCATATCGACGAAGCATTGATGGAACTTTCCGATTTCAAAACTACGTTCGGGGAAAGAGGGAACAGCAATGAAAAAAGCGACGGTTGACCTGTTCACCCGGATTTTCGCGGTGCTGGCCCCTCCCCCGAATATGACCATATCGCAATGGGCGGACAAATACCGCCGCTTGTCCTCCGAATCGTCGGCGGAGCCGGGCCGATGGCGCACATCAAAGGCCCCATACCAGCGGGAGATTATGGACGCAGTTTGCGACATGCGGATTCAAAAAGTGGTCATCATGTCGGCGGCGCAGATCGGGAAAACGGACGCGCTGATTCTGAACCCGATCGGCTACTATATGCACTACGACCCGTCCCCGATCATGGTCATGCAACCGACCATTCAAATGGCGGAAACATTCTCCAAAGACCGCCTTTCCCCGATGTTGCGGGACACCCCTGTTTTACGGGACCGCGTGAACGACAAGAGCCGGAACAGCGGGAACACGATCTTGCAGAAAATTTTCCCCGGCGGTCATGTGACGATGGTTGGCGCAAATTCGCCGTCCTCCCTCGCCTCCCGCCCGATTCGGATTCTGCTTGCGGACGAAATAGACCGCTACCCGGCCACGGCTGGAAATGAGGGCGACCCCCTGTTGCTGGCCGGGAAGCGGCTTGCGACCTTTTGGAACAAGAAAGAAGTGTGCGTGAGTACGCCGACCAACAAGGAAACGTCCAGAATCGCCGTTGAATTTGAACACAGCACACAAGAGGAATGGAACGTACCTTGCCCGGCGTGCGGGGCATACACGCCGCTTTTGTGGGCGAATATCATTTTCGACCGGGACAAGCTGGACGAAATCGGGTGCGCTTGCCCGGCGTGCGGCGTGGTTTCCAGCGAAACGGAGTGGAAAGAGCAGTTCGGAAAGGGTAAATTCGTTGCGGCACACCCGGAACGAAAGGTGCGCGGATTCCATTTGAACGCCCTTGCCTCCCTCTTTGTGGAATGGCGGGAAATCGTCGAAAAATTCCTGACAGCAAACGAAGAGAAGAAAAAAGGCAACATCGAACTTCTAAAAGTCTGGACAAATACCGAAATGGGCGAAACGTGGGAGGAAGAGGGCGAACAAATCGAAACGGACGACCTCTTCAAACGCCGCGAACGCTATAATTGCGAGGTCCCGGAAGAAGTGCTGGTGCTGACCGCGGGCGTGGACGTGCAGGACGACCGATTTGAAGTGGAGGTTGTCGGCTGGGGCGTGGACAAGGAAAGCTGGGGAATCAAGTATCAGGCGATCTACGGCGACTTGAAGTTGAAGCCCGTGTGGGATGAACTGGACAAGTTTCTTTCGCAGACGTTCACCACCGCAGACGGGCGGCGGCTGAAAATTATTTGCGCCTGCGTGGATTCCGGCGGACACTTCACGACACAGGTTTACCGATTCTGCAAAGAGCGGACGGCCCGGCGTGTGTTCGCAATCAAGGGAAGAGGCGGCGCAGAAGTGCCGTACTTCAATAGGCCGTCAACGGCGAACAATATCAAAGCCCCTCTTTTCACTGTCGGAGTTGACACGGGCAAGGCCCTTTTATATCAACGACTGGCGGTGCAGGAAGAGGGGCCGAATTATTGCCATTTTCCGCGTGAAAAGGACCGGGGGTACACGCAAGAGTATTTCCGCGGCCTGACCGCCGAAAAAATGGTGATCACCTATAAGCGCGGAAAAGCGCAATACGTCTGGACGCTGAAAGACGGCGGGTACAAGCGGAATGAACCGCTTGATATTCGGAACTATGCGACCGTCGCTTTGGAAATTGCAAATCCGGTTTTGAAACGGACGGAGCGGGACGCGGCCACAGCCGCCCCCGCGCAGAAGCGGCGGGGCAGACGATCAAGAACCAACGGAGGTATTTTGTAAATGGCGGGAATCAGCCTTGAAATCGCAAGAAAGCACCTTTCCGCATGGCTGGAAGCGGAATTGGAGGTTACGACACACCAAAGCTACACCATCGGTTCGCGGAGCCTGACAAAAGCGGACCTTGCGGACATCCGGCAACAAATCGAATTTTGGAAAAACGAGGTTGCGCGGCTGGAAAACATCGAAAAGCGCGGCGGGCGAAACCGCGTTTTCCGCGTGGTCCCGCGGGACCTTTAAGACCATGACAAAGGAGGCGAAGCGGGTTGAACACGTTCGACCGAATGATTGCCGCAGTATCGCCGCAACGGGCCGTGAAGCGCGCCGCCGCCCGCCGGAAGCTGGAAATACTGGACAGCGGGTACAGCAACTACGGCGCGTCACAGACAAAAAAATCAATGCTGGGCTGGTTGTATGGCGGCGGGTCCGCAAAAGAGGATATACAAGAGAACCTTTCCGTCCTCCGGCAACGGTGCCGCGATCTTTACATGGGCGTACCGCTGGCAACGGGCGCGCTGAAAACGTGCCGGACAAATGTTGTCGGCGCGGGGTTGCGGCTGAAAAGTCAAATTGACTATGAGGCGTTGGGAATGGATGAAGAAACAGCACGCGACCTTGAACGCAAGATCGAGCGGGAATTTTCCTTGTGGGCGGATTCCCCGGCCTGCGACCTTGAACGGCTGGACAATTTCTATGAACTGCAACAACTGGCCTTTCTGAACTGGCTTATGAGCGGCGACGTGATCGCCACGTTGCCAGTGACAAAGCGGGTGAACTGCCCGTATGACCTGCGAATCTGTCTGATTGAGGCGGACCGATTGAGCAACCCGAACGGAACGGTTGACCCGCATTTCGTCGGAGGCGTGGAAACCAACGACGCGGGCGAGGTGATCGCGTACCATATCAGCAAGCACCATCCGTTGTCCTACGATGCAAGCGAATATGGGTGGACGCGGGTTGAAGCATGGGGCGCAAAGACCGGACGGCGGAACGTGCTTCACATTATGAACCGGGAGCGCATCGGACAACGGCGCGGCGTGCCGTTTCTGGCCCCTGTCATTGAAGCATTGAAGCAGTTGGGCCGATATACCGACGCGGAACTTGTCGCCGCCGTGGTTTCCGGTATGTTCACGGTGTTCATCGAAAAGGAATCCGCGTCCAGCGACGGAACCTTTGGCGAGATCATCCCGGAGGAAGCGCAGGTGGACGCGGGCGACGACAGCACGATTGAACTTGCGCCCGGCGCAATCGTGGACTTGAACGAGGGAGAAAAGGCGCACGACATGAACCCCGGCAGGCCGAACACGGCGTTTGACGGGTTCGTGGTTGCGATTTGCAGGCAGATCGGCGCGGCCCTCGAAATCCCCTATGAACTATTGGTAAAGAACTTCAACGCGTCTTACAGCGCGTCCCGCGGGGCGTTGCTGGAAGCGTGGAAAATGTTCCGAATGTACCGGACATGGCTTGCAAATGACTTCTGCCAACCGATTTATGAAGAATGGTTCGCGGAGGCCGTGGCAAAGGGACGAATCCCCGCGCCCGGATTTTTTGGCGACCCTATCATTCGCAAGGCGTACACAGGCGCAGAATGGAACGGCCCGGCGCAGGGGCTTTTGAACCCGGTGCAGGAAGTGACCGCGGCGGAAAAGCGGGTGCAGAACGGATTTTCCACCCGCGACCGGGAAGCAATGGAAATGAACGGGTCCGATTTCTACCGGAACGCCGCGCAGATCAAACGGGAAGAAAAAATGTTAAGGGAGGCGAAAGCAGATGGCACAGGAACAGAGCCGGGCGCAGGCCCAGCACAAACAGGTAAAGAATAAACATTTCTGGACGTTCCGGGCCGCGGCGGGAGATAACGCCGCCCCGGAACTGATTTTATACGGCGACATTGCTTCCGAAACGTGGTGGGGCGACGAAGTGACCCCGCGGCAGTTTACAGAGGAATTGGACGCGCTGGGGGCCGTCCCTGAAATCGTTGTGCGAATCAACAGCGGCGGCGGCGACGTGTTCGCCGCGAATGCGATTTACACCCGCCTAAAGGACAACGCGGCAAAGATCACCGTAAAAATCGACGGGTGGGCCGCGTCCGCGGCGACGATTGTTGCAATGGCAGGCGACGTGATCGAGATTCCGGGGAACGGCGTTTTCATGGTGCATGACCCGTCCTTGGGCTTGCTGGGCTACTTCAACGAAGCGGACCTTGCAAAGATGACCGAGGAATTAAAAGTGGTCAAACAGTCTATTGTGAATGCTTATGTCCTGAAAACGGGGAAAGACGCGGCGGAGGTTGCCGCAATTATGGCGGCGGAAAGCTGGTTTGACGGAAAACAGGCGGTTGACGCTGGATTTTGCGACAAGCTGATGTTTGAGGACGCGGAAACCACCATTGAAAACGCCGCGAAAATCGTTGTCAACAGCGTTTCGCTGGACCTGAACCGTTATCCGAATATGCCGATTTCGTTGTTAAACCGCACGACGGCCCGCGCGCACGGCGGTTTTTCAAATAAACCAACAACAAATGAACCGAAAAGGAGCGAAGAGAACATGGACGGAATCAAAGACATTAAGACCGTGGCCGACCTGAAAGCGGCTTTTCCTGACCTGACAAAGCAGATCGAGGAAGCGGCGACCGACGCGGAGCGCAAGCGCATTCAGGACATCGAGGACGTGGCGATTGCGGGCTATGAAACCATCGTGGCGGACGCAAAGTTCAAGACACCCATTGCCGCGGGCGACGTTGCGAAAGCGATTCTTGCGGAGCAGAAGAAACAGGGCGGCAAGTACATTCAGGACCGCGACGACGACGCGCACGCGAGCGGCGCGGGCAACGTTGGGACCGGAGGACAGCGAGAGGGAGCGGGCGGCGACGGCCCCGACGAAGTGGACGCGGCCATTGACAAGCTGTTCCCCGACGTAAAGTAAGGAGGAAAGAAGCATGTACGAGATTCAGAAAGACCAGACAAGCCCGGTGAATTTTTTTGCGGGCGATTATCCCGTTGCAACAGCGGTCCGCGAGGTTTCGAGCGGGAAAAGCGTCAAGAAATACGACCCCGTGAAACTGGTTGGCGGCAAGGTGGAACCCATCGTCAAGGTGGACGCAAGCGCGGCTGACAGCGGAAGCACTACCCCGGCAAAAACAGAGTACGAGAACACCACGGCGGGAATCTACGGCATTGCGGCGGGCGACGCGGGAGCCGGAGAAGATGTCGTTGTTTACCTGACGGGCGAATTTTTCGCGGACGCAATCAATCTCCCGGACAGTGTGACCGTGGAAACCCTGACAACCGCATTCCGAAATATCGGAATCTTTTTGAAGTAAAGGAGAGGAAACAAAATGGGAATCGAAACTACCATCTATACTCCCCGCACGCTGGGGAAGCTGGTTCGGCGTATGCCTCCGGTGCATACGTTCTTCCGCGATACTTTTTTCAAGAACCGCCGGACGTTCAACACGAAGAGCGTTGACGTGGACTTCAAAAAGGGGTCCCGCGCCCTTGCGCCCTTTGTTCATCCGAAAGTAGGCGGGAAAACCATCCTGAACACGGGCTATCAGACGAAGAGTTACACCCCCGTTCTGCTGGCCCCGAACAAGATTACCACCGTTGACGACCTGTTGGAGCGGGCCGCGGGCGAGGACCCTTACAGCGGCAGAAAGCCCGCGGAACGCGCCGTGGAAAAGCTGGCGGAGGATTTGCGGGAACTGAACGAAATGATCGTGCGCCGGGAAGAGTGGATGGCGGCGACAGCGATCTTTACGGGGCAGATTCCGATTGTTGGCGAGGGTGTGAATGAAGTCATCGACTTTGACTTCACCAACAAAGAAACCATCGTGTCCGCCGAAAAGAAGTGGGACAACGCGCAGAGCGACCCGCTGGCAGACATTGAGCGGTGGCACGAAATCGTACAGCGGGAAGGTTTCGTGAACTGCAACGTCTGCGTCATGGCGAAAGATGTTGCAACAGCGTTCATTAACCACGCAAAGGTTAAAGAAGTGCTGGACGTGAAAGCCTATGATCTTGCGGTCATCAAGCCCCGGCAACTTCCGAACGGAGCAACTTACATCGGCACGTATCACAAGTTGGGGCTTGACTTCTATCAGTACAACGAATGGTATCTGGACGACTGGACGGAGCCGGGCGAACCGGAAAACAAGCCCATTGTACCGGACAAGCACATTGCTTTGCTTTATACGGAGGCGGATTACTCCATCTACTACGGCGCAATCACTATGATTCCCGAAGAGGGCAAGGGATTTGTCACCGTGGAGGGCGACAAGGTGCCGCAGACATGGATTGAACGCCGCCCGGACCGCCGCTTCCTGCAAATCAACAGCAAGCCGCTGACCGTCCCCCATGAGGTCAATAGCTGGTACGTGGCGCAGGTACTTTAACCATGAATTTCAAAGATCAGGTGGAGCGGGATTTGACCGCCGTATTCCACAACAGCCGGGAACACGCCGACGTTGTGGAATTCTGGATTGACGGAATCCGCTACAAAGGCCCGGTCATCATCGACGACGGCGGGGCGCAGGACCGGAAGAAGCCGTCCACGGACCACGTGGACGGTTTGATTCTTGTCGATCTTGTCATGTATGTTCCGCTGTCCCTGTTGAAAACCATCCCGCAAAAGGACCTGAACGTGGAAATCGGGGATTGCCTGTACCGAATCACAAAGGTTCACCCGGAAGCAGGGGAAATCGTGCTTTACATGGAGGCGTTGACCGAATGATTCAGATTACAGCCGACCAGATCGAGCGGGTGAACCTGATTCTTTCCGGCGTTCCAAAAGGCGCGGAAAAGGCAATGGCAAGCGTCATTCGCCGGGCCAACAACACCGTGAGAACAGAGGCCCTAAAGGGCATCACGAGCGTTTACGCAATCACCCGGCAGAATGTCCGGGCAGACACCACAATCAAAGTGCGGACGCAGAAAGCGGACGGCGGGGTTGTGGGAATGGTATCGTTTGCCGGGTACAAAATCCCCCTTTACCGCTTCAATGTCTCCCCGACCCTCCCCGTCCAGCGCGCGACCGTTTCGGCGGCGGTGCTGGCGGAGAGCGGGCGAACCCCGTTTGCACACGCATTTATCGCAAAAATGAAAAGCGGTCATACGGGCATGTTCGAGCGGGACGGAACAGGCAGACTTCCGATCACCGAGTTCATGGGACCATCCGCCGCACAGATGGCGGCGAACAGCGTGGTTGTGGAGCAGGTGGAGGAAAAGGCGCAGGAAGTCATAAACAAGCGGATTGAACATGAAATCACCCGGATTCTGAACGGCTACGGAGGATAAGACATGACACCTTTAGACCTTTTGGACGTGCTGGAAGAGTTCGTGCGGCGCGAAACAAAGGACATGCTTTTGCCTGTCCGCGTAGACCGCCGGAGCGGAGAGCCGAAAGAGCGGCCCGCGGAAATTTACAAAATGCGGTTGCCGACCAAAAAGGCGCAGACCGAGCGCGTCCCCTATCTGCTGTTGCAGTACATCAAAAGCACAGACACACAGGAGCCGGGAGAGGAACCGGAAAGCGTCTGTACGGTGCGAATCGTCGCCGCGACGTATTCGGAGGACGAAAGCGAGGGCGCAACATGCGTTCTGAACCTGCTGACCCGAATTCGTGTTGCCCTGTTGAAAGACGGCGTGATTGGAGAGCGGTACATGCTGAAACCGCCCCTTGAAATGATTGTGTACCCGGACGGAACGACAGCCCCCTACTATTTGGGGGAAATGATGACGGAATGGGAAATGCCCGTTGTAGAAAGTGAGGTTCAAAAAGTATGGCAATGAACTATAAACCCAGCATGACGAAAGCGGAATTGCTGGAAATCGCCGCCGCAAACGGCGTGCAGGCCGACGACGGCATGACAAAAACGGCAATTCTTGCCGCGCTGGACGGCGCAAACAGCCGCGCGCCCGACGGGGCGGAACTGAACACCGGCCCGGAGGGAACCGACGCAGACGGCCAACAAGCCGCACAGGGCGGCGCAGGACAGGCCGGGGACAGAGAGGGGGCCGAGGACACCGCCGGGCAGGAAACGCCCGCAGAGGACGCGCAGGAAGCCCCGGAGGGGTACAACCTGTTCGTCTATGCCGGGCCGTCCCTCCCCCACGGGAGACTGAAAGAAAACGCCGTGTTCAACGGGACGTTCGAGGACGTGAAAGCGTACCTTGCGGACGTGATCGCGGACTATCCCCTTGTAGCGCGGATGATCGTCCCCGTTGAGCGGCTTTCCGCGTTTCACGTCAAGGTGAAAACGCCCGGAAACCTTGCGCACAAGTATTACAACGACATTGTTTCGACAATGCGGGGAAACAAGGAGGTATAACAAATGGCAGAGTATTTCCACGGGGTTTCGACGCGGCAGGTTGACACGTCGGTTTCGACCCCTGTTACGGCAGATTCCGGGATTGCGTTCGTCGTAGGCGCGGCCCCGGCGCACACCGTCGGCGGAAGCGTGAACGACCCGATCATGTGCCAGAGTTACGCGGAGGCCGTGGCCGCTATGGGGTACAGTGACAACTGGGAAAACTATCCGATTTGCGAAGCGATCTATGCACAGTTCAAACTGTACGGCGTATCGCCTGTCGTATTCGTGAACATTCTGGACCCCGCAAAGCACAAGAAGAGCGTTTCGGAGCAGAATTACACCGTCACGGACGGAAAGGTTCTTTTGCCGCTGGAAGCCCTGAAAGACACGGTGAAAGTCACTGACTATACCGCAGGCGAGGATTTCGACCTGTTCTACGAGGGCGAAAATCTAATTCTTGAAGTGATCGAGGGCGGGAGCATTCCAGAGCGGACGGGAGAACTAACCATTGCGTTTGACGCGGTGGACCCCTCCAAAATCGCGGAGAAAGACATTATCGGCGGTTTTGAGGTAAGCACAAAGAAGTATTCCGGGTTGGAACTGATTGACAAGGTTTTCCCGAAATACGGAATCGTGTGCGACATGATTCTTGCGCCGGGATGGTCCCACAAATCCACCGTCGCGGCGGCAATGCGGGCAAAGGCGGAAACCATCAACGGCGTTTTCCACGGCGCAAAAGCCCTGATTGACATTGACACAACGGAAGTCACGCATTACGCAGACGCGCCCGCGTGGAAGAAAACGCAGAACATCAACGACAAGGCGGAAATCCTTTGCTGGCCCCTGTTCGGGCTGGGCGATTACGTGTTTCATGCGTCGGTCCACACCGCGGCGCGGATGACGGCGACCGATTCGGACAACGGCGGTTGCCCGGCGGAAAGCCCCTCCAACAAGTCTTTGCAGATCGACCGGGCGTGCCTTGCCGACGGGACCACCGTTCTTCTCGACCTGAATCAAGCAAACTACCTGAACAGCAACGGCATTGTAACCGCGTTAAATTTCATTGGCGGGTATGTGCTGTGGGGCAACGAAACCGCCTGTTTCCCCGCCGATACGGACGTGAAGAACTACTTCATTCCCGTGTCGCGCATGTTCGGATGGGTTGCGAATTCGCTTGTCCTGTCCTATTGGAGCAAGCTGGACAAGAAGATGACGCGCCGCCTGATCGACAGCATCGTGAATTCCGTTAATATCTGGCTGAACGGCCTTGTCAACGAGGAAAAGCTGCTGGGCGGGCGCGTGGAATTTCTGGAAGAGGAAAACAGCGAAACCGCGCTTATGGCTGGAAAAGCGGTTTTCCACATCTACATGACCCCGCCCAGCCCGATGAAAGAATGCGAATTCGTGTTGGAGTACGACGCGGACTATGTTTCGTCGGCTTTGGCGGCATAAGGAGGGAAAGACAGCATGAAAGTTGACAACGGCACAACCAACTTTGCCGTGTATGAGGACGCGACGGAGTTTTACGGAATGGCGGAAGCTACGCTTCCTGAAATCTCGCAGATCACGGAGGAAGTCAAGGGCGCGGGAATCGCGGGCGCGTTCAACGGCGCGTTCGTCGGGCATATCGAGGCAATGACGCTGACCCTGAATTTCCGTTCTGTGACCGCCGACGCAATCAAACTGGCAGAGCCGCGCAACCACCAGCTTGACTTGCGCGCGGCACAACAGTATTGGGACAACAGCGCGGGCAAGTTCATTCAACAGGCGGTAAAACACGTGCTGATGGTAACGCCGACGAAGTTTGCGCCCGGAAAGCTGGCCCCCGCCGCCTCCGCGGAAGCGTCCGGGGAGTATGCGGCAACCTATTTCGCAACCTACATCGACGGGAAAAAGGTCCTCGAAATTGATATTATCAATTTCATTTACTACATCAACGGAACCGACTATCTGGCCGACGTTAGAAAGGCACTTGGCAAGGCATAAGCCCGGCGGGGGTTCTCCCCCCCGCTGGGCTTTCCTTTGCCCTTTTTCTGTATTTGAACCTATGAAAATCTGAATGGAGGAATTGACCATGAACGACACCGAGAAAAAAACCACCACAGAGGGCGCAGAGCGGCCCGCAGGAGCGGCGGAAGACGTCACCCATGAACCAGCACAGGAAGCCGCAGAGAAGCCCGCAGAGGGCAACACGGGCGTTTATACGCACGTGTTCAAGAAGCCTTTCGAGTATGAGGGAAAGACCTACACCGAACTGACGTTCAATTTCGAGCGGCTTTCCGGGCGCGACATGGTTTCCATTGAAACCGAAATGCAGATGAACAACGAATACGCCCTTGCACCGGAAATTTCCCGGAGTTTTCAAGGGAAGATGGCGGCAAAGGCCGCGGGCATCGGAAGCGACGTGCTGGAAGCAATGCCCCTGAAAGATTTCAACAAGATCACCAACGCGGCCAGAAGTTTTTTAATCGACACGGGCTTTTAAGAAGCCCGGCCCGCTGGTGGCGGCGGGAATGCTTCAAACTGGCACAGGCAACCTTTACGCCCGTTCCATTCTGGCTTGACATGACCGTGACGGAGATCACGGCATGGATTGAGGACATCAACGCCGCCACAGCGGAGCAGAAGAACCAGAAAGCGAGGTGAAGAATTTGGCAGGAAGAAAGGAATATGAACTTCTCTTCAAACTGACCGCCGCATTGGGCGGAAACTTCAATGCGGCATTCAGTAGCGCGCTGAATACCACGCGGCAAATGCAAAACAGCCTGCAAAAGCTAAATTCTATCACCGGAAAGATCGACGCTTACAAAAAGCAGGAAGCCGCCCTTGAATCGAACCGTCAAAAGCTGGAACGGCTGACCGCAGAGCATGAACGACTGCAACGGGAAATCAGCGAAACCGGAGAGCCAACGGAAGAACTGCGGGCAAAGATGGCGCAGAACGAACGGCAGATCGCGGCGACCACATCGAGAATCGAGCAACAGGAAGCGCGGCTGAACGAATTGGGCGGAGAACTGTCCGACGCAGGGGTGAACACCTCCCGTCTGACCGAGGAAAACGAACGATTATCCAAAAGTTACGAGCGGGTCAAAAAAAGTCAAGAGGAATTGGCAAAAGTAAACGCCGCGTTGGAACAGAACAACGCGGCGATTTCAAAGACCAAAACGCAACTTGCGGGGACCGTCGGAACCCTTGCGGCACTTGGAACGGCAATTTACGCCGGGCCAGTGAGAAAGGCCGCGGAGTTTGAAGCGCAGATGTCCACCGTAGAAGCCATTTCCGGCGCGACCGCGGATGAAATGAAGCGTTTGTCGGATGAAGCAAAGAGAATGGGCGCGACGACGCAGTTTACCGCCGTTGAAGCGGGAAAAGCCCTCGAATACATGGCAATGGCCGGATGGAAAACAGACCAGATGTTGGGCGGCTTGCCGGGCATTATGAACCTTGCGGCGGCATCCGGCGAGGACTTGGGGCAGGTTTCTGACATTGTGACGGACGCGCTGACCGCGTTTAACATGACGGCAGATCAGGCGGGCCGCTTTGCGGACGTGCTGGCGCAAGCGTCGAGCAATTCAAATACCAACGTGGCAATGATGGGCGCGACTTTCCAAAAAGTGGCCCCCGTCACGGGCGCGCTGGGATATTCCGTTGAGGACGTTTCCCTTGCAATCGGCCTGATGGCGAATGCGTCCATAAAGTCGGAAGTGGCCGGAACCTCGCTGAAAACCGCCCTTGCGAACATGGCGAAGCCGACAAAGCAGATGAAAGAGTACATGGACAAGTACGGAATCAGCCTGACGAATGCAGACGGAAGCATGAAGTCATTCCGCGAAGTGGTGGACAATCTGCGAAGCAGTCTGGGCGGGTTGTCTGAAACGGAGCAGGTGGCGGCGGCAACGGCCAGTTTCGGCAAGGAATCCTTTGCGGGTATGCTGGCGATCGTCAATGCAAGCGAGGCAGATTTTCAAAAATTGTCCGATTCGGTCAACAATTCCGCAGGCGCGGCGGAGCGAATGGCGCAAATCAAACTGGACAACTTTCAAGGAAAAGTAACGCTGTTGCAATCCGCGGTTGAGGGTCTACAAATTGCGCTGGGCGACGCGCTGTTACCGACGTTTACCGAGGGCGCGGAAAAGGCCGCGGAGCTGATCTCCAAACTGACCGAGTTTATCAATGCAAACCCGGAGTTGGTACGGACGATCACAAAGGTTGTCACCGGACTTCTGGCGTTCAAGGCGGCGGGGCTGGTGGCAAAGCTGGCATTTCTTGACCTGAAAGGCGGGGTACTGACCATTCAAAAGGTCATGGCCCTGTTCAAAGGCAAATTCGCCCTTGCGGGCGTGGAAGCCGTGGGCTTTGCGTCTAAAGTCAAGGGCGTTGCAAAAAGCGTCACAGGGTATTTCGGCGGAATCGGAAGCGCGGCGGGCGGCGTAGGCCGCGCGTTCGGGCAGATGTTCGCCGGAACGAAAATCGGAAACCTGTTTTCCGGTATCGGCGGAGCCGTGGGCGGCGTGTTTACCCGCATATTTTCCGGCGTGGGCGGCGTTGCTACGCGGGCGTTTACCGGAGTAGCGGGAACCATTACCGGAATATTGGGGCGGGCCGGGGCCGCAGTTGCGGCGGGTCCGCTTGGAAAGATTGGAAGCGTGGTTGCAAAGGGGTTCGGGAAGCTGTCAACCCTGTTCGGCCCGCTTCAAAAGCTGGGCGGCGCAATCTTGGGGCCGTTCAGCGGCATTCTTGGGAAAGTGCTTCCCGTCGTGGGTGTGATCACCCTGATTATTTCGGCGGTGCAAATCCTGCGGGACAATCTGGACAAGGTGCGCGAGGTTATCCGAAACGTGTTCGGGGACGCGGGTGTTGAAGTGTTCGACAAAATCGTGTCCGCAATCTCGAATATCGGAAGCACAATCCAGAGCATCTTCACAGACGGGAACTTGGGCGGAGCGCGGGACTTCCTGATCAACCTGTTCGGAGAGGAAGCGACGGGCGTTATCGACGGTGCGATCACGGTTTTGCAAACTGTGTGGAATATCCTTTCCGGCTTTATCGAGTTCGTGAATACCTACGTCCGCCCGATTGTGGAACAGATTTTTACATTCATCGTTCAAACGGTGCTTCCGCAGATCGCGCAGGCGTTCGCGGATTGGGCGCCGACAATCGCTTCCATCCTGCAAGGGCTGGCAACCGTCGTTTCGACGATCGCAACGGCCATTATGTCCGTGATTCAGTTTCTTATGCCGACGATTCAAAATATTATCAGCGTTGCGCTGACGACCATTCAAGGGGTTGTGTCCGGCGCGCTGACGGCGATTAAAGGCATTGTGGACGTGTTCGCGGGCATCTTCACGGGGGATTGGTCCCGCGTGTGGGAGGGCGTGAAAGGGATATTCAGCGGCGTTTGGAATTCCCTGAAAAGCATTGCAAGCGGCGTTCTGAACGGAATTATCGGCCTGATCAACGGCGTGATTTCCGGGCTGAACAAACTGAAAATTCCTGATTGGGTCCCCGGCATCGGCGGAAAGGGCATCAACATTCCGTTGATTCCGACTTTTGCAAAAGGCACGAAAAACACGCCTGACACGTTCATAGCGGGTGAAGCGGGCGCGGAACTTGTCACGAATGCAAGGAACCGGACCGTTTTCAATGCGGCGGAAACCGGGGCTATCTTCCGCAATCTCGCAAACACCGTCAACACCATTCGGGCGGGGGTTGGCGTTCCGGCCCTGCAACTGGCTTATGCAGGCGCGGAGGCCCCCAGCGTGTCGGCACCGTCTATCGCGTCCGGCGCGCGGCAAGCGTCGATCGTCATTCACAGCGCGCCCGTTTTCCATGTTGGGAGCGAGGCGCAGGCGGAGGACATCGAAGAACTGCTACGCAGGCACGACGAAGAACTGCTGGACGAAATCGAAGAGCGGAAGCGGCAACAGGAGGACGACGAAAGGCGGCGGAACTATGACTAAATACACCACCATAGCCGGGGACATGTGGGACGCAATCGCCTATAAAACGCTGGGCGACGAAGCGTACACGGACAGGATTATGAAGCTGAACCCGGAATACCGCCGCCTTTTCGTGTTCCCCGCGGGAATCGTGCTGACCATCCCGGAGCCTGAATCACAGGTTGCGGCGGGGTTGCCGCCGTGGAAAAGGGGGACGGCATGAACGCGAGAAGAGCGGTTATCCGCCTGACCTTTTCGGGGGTGGATATTTCGGCGGACATCAACAAGCATCTTCTTTCGCTGACCTACACGGACAACGAAGAGGACAAGACGGACGACCTGCAACTATCCCTTGACGACAAGGAGGGCGTATGGCTGGGAAGCTGGCTGAATACGCCCTCCGCGTCAAAGGGGGCGGAAATCTCCGCCGTGATTGTGCAAAAGAATTGGGAATCGGACGGGAAAGACCGGGTTCTTGACTGCGGCGTGTTCGCCGTGGACACAGTGGACGGAAGCGGCCCGCCCGCGAAAGCGACCATCAAGGCCGGGTCTATCCCCTACGCCTCCACCATTCGGACACAGAAAAAGACGAAAGCGTGGGAGAAATACACGCTTTCCGGCATTGCAAAGGAGATTGCGGGGGCGAACGGGTTTACCTGCATGTTTGAATCCGCGTCCGACCCATTTTATCAGCGGAAAGAGCAAATGCAGGAATCCGACATCACATTTTTACAGCGGCTTTGCAAAGCGGCTGGAATCTCCCTGAAAGTCACGGCAAAAATCATCGTCCTGTTTGACGCGGCGGCGTATGAGCAGAAAGACGCGGTGCGGACCATCCAGCGGGGAAAAGCGGACGTGGGAAGCTATTCTTTTTCCACGAGCCTGCACGACACCGCGTACAGCAAATGCCACGTGTCCTACACAGACCCGGCCACGGGGACGACGATCGAATATACCTACACCCCGCGGGACGCGGACAAGAGCGGCCAAACGCTGGAAATCAACGAAAAGGTATCAAACCGTGAAGAGGCCCGGCAACTGGCAATGAAGCGGTTACGGGAAAAGAACAAAGGAGAATTCAAGGCATCGTTCAAGCTGGCCGGGGACGCGCGCCTTGTGGCGGGCGTAACGGTTCAGGTGGCCGGGTATGGGGCGTTCGACGGAAAGTACATCATCGAAACGGCGACACATTCCATATCCCGAAGCGGGTATAAAACCGATCTGACCTTGCGCCGCGTGCTGGAGGGCTACTAAATGAGCGAATTATCCGTTTTGAAAAATATGGTCCGAACGGGCATCGTCTCTTCTGTCAACGCAGGGAACCGAACGGCCCGTGTGACCTTTTCGGACAAGGGAGAAAGCCCGATTGTTTCGGGAGAACTGAAAGTTCTGAAAAATGCGCCATTCATCCCGGCGCAGAACGCGCCGCAACGGACGGAAACCGAGAGCGGCGGAAGCGGCGACGCGGCCTTTGCGGGCCACAGCCACGCCGTCAAGATCAGCCCATGGCTACCGTCGCCGGGGGATTACGTGCTTTGCATCTACCTCCCGACAGAGGACGGGGACGGGTTCGTGATTGGGGGGATTTGACGATGGCAGAAATCGGAAGCTGGGGGACGTTCACCTTTTACGTCTCACGGTCATCCATCAAGACGTTTGACGACCTGAAATGGGAAAGTTCGGTGAAGTACGCCACGCACGAGCGGCATTTGAAAGAGCCGCTTTTGGAGTTCACAGGGCAGGACGTGGAAAGCATGTCTTTCACCATGTTCTTTTCCGTCTTTTTGGGCGTGAACCCCATTGCGGAGGTTGCGAACCTGCTTCAAACCATGCGGCGGGGCGAGGCCCATTACCTGATCATCGGCCCGAAAGCGTATGGGACAAACAAGTGGGTCATCACCAAACTGTCAAATTCCCTGCAACGATACGACCGGGGCGGGAACCTGCTGGCCGCATCGGTCAACGTAACCATGCAATCATATTCGAGCAGATAGGAGGGCGGACGATGGCTTACACCGTAAAGGCATACGCCCTTGAAAAAATCAACCTCGCGCCGGAGGACACCACGGAAGAGGTATTGCAGAACGTGGCGGTCATCCTTTCTACGCCGAAATTTTCCGTTCCGTTGGAGCGGGGCTTGGGGCTGGCGCAACGGTTTCTTGACAAACCGATTCCGGCGGCGCAGTCAATCTTGATTTCGGAGGTACTCGAAGCGATCGAGGAATTCGAGCCGCGGGCGGAGGTGGAAAACGTGACCTTTGAATTGGGGGACAGGCCGGGGACCCTGATTCCCATTGTGGAGGTGAAGATCATTGGCGGCGACGAATAGGAGTTACCCGGACATTTCCTTTGTGGAAACCGACACGGAAACAATCGTGAACGCGCTGATTCAGTCATACGAGAAGTTCACCGGGCGCACGCTGTACCCGGCGGACCCGGCGCGGCTTTTCGTTTTGTGGGTGGCGGGCATCATCGTT